TTTTCCTTCGACAGCACTTCATCCTTCTTACATGCTTTGGCTATCGTATAGGCACGTTCTCCACGTTCATAACATGATTCGCATCTTCTAATCTCCTCCATGATAACAGGGTCCAATTTTCTGTTATTTGGAAATTCTGGTGTGGGTTCGAGTTCTAAAACATACTTTCTCTTGGGACCTTTCAAAGGAAACCCAATTGATGTCGAAAGATTTATTGCATCAATGAACTTAACTCCTGCTCGTCCACACAAATTGTCATGTTCTGTCAAGGGACCAATTGATTTTATATAATCCTTATCAAACACATCCATAATCCCTTCCTTGTAATCAATTATGGCAACTTCAAGCACATCAAATCCAAATGGTTCTGCAGGTACCGACATATTTGCTAAACACTTTTGCCATCCAAACCACTCTGGTTTCATTTTTGGAGCTCGCCAAACATTAGGTTCACCACAAATCTCCATCACCCAAGGAGATATCTTAGACACTTTAAACTCTGTCTTACTCGTAACTTGTCCAGGACATGCTCCGTAGTACGCTATCTGTGAATCTTGAGGCATCCAGTTTAGAGGGCTTTTGGGATGAATGGGCTTATCCTCCAGCACTTGTACTCCAAAGACTTGTTTGTCAAATTTTTCACCATCTCCGGACACAATGACGCCTTCTTTATCTCTCAGTAGCTGTTCTGCAAGCACGTATGCATCCCGCGTGAGGACACCATAACATCCCTTATTCGTGCCTGCTATGCCACCAAGATGAAATCCAGCAATAGTCGAACCTTTTCCATGTGATAACAAAACAGCTCCACACAAACCAGCAAAAGTATTAGTCGTCAAGTCCTTATACTCTCCACCTTCAAAATCACAAACCCCATTGCTCGTGACTTTGGGAATGGCTCTTCCACCACTGACCACTATAGATCCATCTATCTTCCTCCACATCATCGTGAATTCATGTGTTGGTAGATTCTCCATTGGTAGCCAGTTCATGAGGTTCTTAAAAGAACCACCAGAGTGTGCATAACAGACCCTAAAATCTGTATTTGGAATT